TCAGCATAATTAACAAGGCTGTTGATAGGATACCCGAAGATCTTGACTCTGTAATTAAAGATTTTCTAATTAAACTGCTAAAGAAAGCAGCAGCAAAGACTGGTAACAAAGTAGATGACGAACTTGTTGTCGCTCTCCAGAAGGCACTGCTTGAATCATAGTGGTTATAAATAATAAAACGAAGTAACAAATCTCTGGAGATACCAATGGCAGTCCACGGAAAAATAGACGCTGCAGCCTTTAGTAATACTATAGGGGTCACCAACGGTGACGCTACAGTATCTAAAAACGCTGGGGACACTGTAGTTGTAGGTGATGTACTTAATATTAGTAGTGTAAACTACATTGTTAAGCAAGTAACCAGTACTACATCAATAGAATTGCATAAGAATTATGCAGGAAGCACAGCAACAGTTGCTGCTGCATCCGTTATAAAGAGAACTCCTCCCAAGGCAGTTGCAGAATATGTAATTGTTGGTGGTGACTCTAACTCATACGATCTAGTCTTTGTTGACACAACTGAGGATAGCATCGCATCAAACAAGACCCGTGGTATTTCTGGACCTGGTTGGTGGTTGTATAGAACATATCAATCCCACAATGGTGACACTAAGCACAAGGCAGAATGCCTAGTACCTCTGAAGGTTGCTGCTGGTTCAGCAGGTGACTTTGCTCAGGATACTATTGACGCTGATGTACTTGAGACTATTACAGTTGGTACACAACCTGCAAACTCTACTTCTTCTAGTGGAGCTGGAACATTCGTTGCTGCTGCAACAGTGGATCAGTCTGGTACCATCACATACAAGTGGCAACGTCAGACAGCATCCGCTACTACTCGTTGGGTAGATGTTAAGGCTGATCTTGATGCTGGTATCACATACGCAGACTTCGCTACAGCAACACTTGCTTATAGTAGTTTAGGTGGTACCACACTAAACGGTTACAAGTATCGTTGCATATTCAACACCAGTAAGGGTGCTGAGACCAAGAGAACAAATGGAGCAGCGACGCTAACATTCGGTAGCTAAAACTTAAGTATTTGTTATGAATTTTTCTGTGTTAAATGCGGACAACTTTATGATGTTCGCAATGAAACATTATGATAACCCCCAGTCTGTGACTTACGACGATTTTTTAGAGGATATGATGAGGTTTAAATACCTCAAACGCCTCTTCGGTAGGTACGTAAAGGCTGGGGTTTTGCGTAATCATTTGATCTTGAATCATTTGATAGTACTTTTTAATGTATTTGGTGAGGCAGCCATACCTTTATTGGTCTTTAAGATTGAACGAGAGTATTGGTCTATACTAAAAACGTACCTAGTGTACCTTAATAGATTGCCAGAACCCAGTGGGGTTTTAGATATTGTTGCGATTGATCCACAAATTTCTAATGAATTAAGTAGACTCTAATGGATAAAGAAGAACTACAAACAGAGGAATCCATCAAGGATAAGATGGAGAAGGCTTTTAAGAAGGGTTCTAAAAGACACAGAGTTGCTGTACAAAAGAAGAAAGAGAGAGAAGGTAAGGCTGTTAACTATAGTACTATGGCTCAGTCCTATGAACCAGATGGTGAAGCAGATCTAGTAGAAGAACCAGAAAGAACTACTGCATACAAAGCAATGCAGAAGAAGTTATATCCTAGAGGGTCTACAATAGATGCAAAGACTGGTAAAGATAATGCTACTTCAGGTCAGATGGGTGGATTTCGAAAACAAATAAACCGTGGTAGAAAAAGAAAAGTAATGGCAGAGTTTGAACCAGAGTTAGAGATGGTAGAAGATACTGGTTCAGAACAGAAAGCAGCTATTAAGGATGCTATCCTACAAAGAAAGGAAGCCCTTAAGAAGAAGATGAAAGCAAGATTAAACAAAGAGGATTGGAAACCAGAGATAGAACATAGTAAACTGGGTGATGCTGTTAAGAAGAAGAGAGAGAAGAAGAGGAAGGAAGCAGAGTCTAGTCTGCCACCTCATCTTAGATTAGATGTGATGAAGAAAGCATTTGCTCATACTAATGAGGAAGTTGTTAAGGAAGAAGGTGCTCCTACTATGAGCACTGGTAGTACTGCAACTGCTGCTGGTTTCAGTGATCAATCTGATGAGAATGGTCCTACTGCTGGTCTAAGTGCACCTCTAGGTGGACTAAAAGGAAAACCAAGAGGCAGAGGTCCTAAGTTAAAGAAACAAAAGTACAAGTGTAGGACTGATGAGATCGGTAACAAGATTTGTACTACTGAAGCTCACCTTATGGGTGACTCAAAGAAAGTAAAGATTATGTCTGGTGTACACGACACTAGATACTGGCCACACATTGTGGAACTAGACGGTACACCAGGTACCGACTTTGTATTCTATGGTCGCAGTCCTGCTGATGTTAAGTTAAGACTGAGAAAGATCTATAGACCAGAGCAACATAAGAATATGAAGGTAAAGAGAATTTCTCCTGGAGAGGCTATCAAGTACCATTGGAATAAAAAACTAGAAGCATCCTAAGGTACAATGGAGAACATCAACACAGCCATTATAGAGAGGCTGGAACGTGTCGTTACCACTCTGCAAGAGAACTCAGTAAAGATGGGTCAACTTCTTGCTGTCCATAATGAGAAGCTTGACAAACAGGATGAAGTTGATAAAGTATTATTTGAGAAGTTAGATAGTAATCGTAGACTGGTTGAGAGAGAAACAGATTTAATTAAGAAAGGATGTGAAAGGGATATTCGTAAGGTAGATGAGAGATTACAGGTGATGGAGAGGAAGATGTGGGGTATATTTGGTGGACTAGCAGTGATTAGTTTCCTAGTTAGTGTACCTGGTCAGCAGTTAATGAAACAGTTGACACAACCACCAACACCTGCTACAGTAACACCAGTCGTGAATATGGTGTGAGTTTCATTGATGTCAAGTACGCTAGGATCGTTGGTCCTCGTCTTGATAAGTTTAAAGAAAAAAAATCAAACCTATACAATTTTCGATGCCCTTATTGCGGTGACTCTCAGAAACAGAAGTCAAAAGCAAGAGGGTATTTCTTTGAGAAGGGATCTGATTTAATATATAAATGTCACAACTGTGGTGTGGGTAGAACTCTAGGTAACTTCCTTAAGGATCACGCTAGAGATCTCTATGATCAGTACGTTATGGAGAGGTACCGTGATGGTTTAACAGGTAAAGGAACACGTGTTGCTGAGCCATCATTTAATAATGTTACCACAACCAAACCGATCTTTAAAACTGGTAATAATCTTCCAAGTATTGCAAGTCTAAATAAAGAACATCCAGCGAGATCATACCTTGAAGATCGGAAGATTCCAAGTGGAAAACTTAACAAAATTTACTACGCCGATAAGTTCAAGAGATATGTTAACACTCAAAAGCAAACGTTCGAGAGCCTCACTAATGATCGACCTAGAATAATCCTTCCCTTAATAAATGACGATGGAAAATGGTTTGGGTTTCAAGGTAGATCCTTGTTACCTAAGTCAACGATGAGGTATATTACTATCATCCTTGACGAGTCTAAACCTAAACTTTATGGACTTGATAGTGTAAATTATGACAAACCAATTTTCATCGTGGAAGGACCGTTTGATTCCCTCTTCTTGGATAATTCCATTGCGATGGCTGGGAGTGACGTTAATATTCGGTCGCTTGGTTGGAGCAATTATATTTGGGTTTATGATAACGAGCCTCGTAACAGACAAATCATCGATAGAATCTCAGCCGCCATCGACAGAGGAGATAAAGTAGTTATCTTCCCTGATCATATTGTTGAAAAGGACATCAATGATATGGTACTTGCTGGACATAATGTAAACTCCTTGGTACAATCTAATACGTACTCAGGCTTAGAAGCAAAACTAAAACTAACTAAATGGAAGAAGGTATGAACGTAATCAAAAGGGATGGTGAAACCACTCCTCTCAACCTCGATAAGATTCATAAGATGGTTGAGTTTGCCTGTGAAGGACTCGCAGGAGTCTCTGCCTCTCAGGTAGAGATGAATTCCAATTTACAATTGTTTGATGGTATAAAAACCTCTGACATACAGGAGATCTTAATCAGATCTGCTAATGATTTGATCACGTTAGACAATCCTAACTATCAATTTGTGGCATCACGTCTTCTACTCTTTAGTATACGCAAGCAGGTGGTACCAGGTTGGGAAGAAGGGTTCCCTCATCTATTAGATCACGTAGAAGAGTGCTCTAATGCTGGTGTTTATGACCCTGGTATCCTCTCTAAATATTCAACAGGAGAATGGAACCTACTCAATGGTTTCATTGACCACGAAAGGTGTATGGGATTTACCTATGCTGGATTGCGACAAGTTGTTGACAAATACTTGGTGCAGGACAGAAGTAGTGGTAAACTATACGAGACACCACAATATATGTACATAATGGTGGCAGCAACGCTGTTCCAAGACTACCCTACAGAAACGAGACTCGATTATGTCAGACGATACTACACAGCAATCAGCAAAGGAAAAATCAACGTCCCAACACCCGTCCTCGCAGGTGTCAGAACACCCATTCGTCAATTTGCATCTTGTGTTCTGGTTGATGCTGATGACACCCTCGATAGTATCTTTAGCAGCGATATGGCTATTGGCAAATATGTCGCACAGAGGGCTGGTATCGGTATTAACGCTGGCAGAATCAGGGGAATCAACAGTAAAATCAGGGGTGGGGAAGTTCAACACACAGGTGTTGTCCCCTTCCTTAAAAAATTCGAAAGCACTGTTAGATGCTGTACTCAAAACGGTATCAGAGGAGGGTCAGCCACTGTCCACTTTCCTATCTGGCATAAGGAAATCCAAGACATCCTCGTCCTCAAAAACAACAAGGGTACCGAAGACAACCGAGTCAGAAAACTAGATTACTCTATCCAAATATCCAAACTATTTTATGAACGATTCATTGCTAACAAGGATATTAGTTTATTCTCTCCTAACGATGTTCCTGGGCTCTATGATGCTTTTGGTACTGCCGAGTTTGACAGACTCTACGAGGAATACGAACGGCAGGAGTCTATTCCGAGAGGCACTATTGCAGCGCAGGAGCTCATTCTAGATCTCCTTAAGGAGAGAGCAGAGACAGGTCGTATTTACATAATGAATATCGACCACTGTAATGAACACTCATCCTTTAAAGACAAGGTTACTATGAGTAACTTATGTCAAGAGATTACATTACCTACCACACCTATCCAACACATAGATGGTAACGGTGAGATAGCATTGTGTATTCTATCTGCTATTAACGTAGGTAAACTACGTAACTTAGAAGAGCTAGAAGAATTGTGTGACCTTGCTGTACGTGGACTGGATAGTCTTATTGATTATCAGAAGTATCCTGTTGAAGCAGCAGAGGTAAGCACTAAGAATCGTAGATCATTGGGCATAGGATACATTGGATTGGCACATTATCTTGCAAGAAATAATGTGAAGTATGATGATCCTGCTGCTTGGAAATTGGTACACGATCTTACTGAAGCGTTCCAGTATAATCTTATACAAGCATCTGTTAACCTTGCTAAAGAGTATGGTGCTTGTGGATACTATGATCGTACTAAATATTCTGAGGGCATCCTACCTATAGATACCTATAAGAAAGATGTCGATGATATAGTACCTAACGAATTACATTATGACTGGGATAATTTACGGAATGATGTCTCCACCTACGGTTTACGGAACTCAACACTGTCCGCACAAATGCCTTCGGAGAGCAGCTCCGTTGTGTCAAACGCAACAAATGGAATCGAGCCTCCTAGAGACTACTTGTCCATTAAAAAATCGAAGAAGGGACCTCTTAAGCAGGTTGTACCATCCTACGGGACTTTAAAGAATGCTTACACACTCCTTTGGGATATGCCTGGTAACGAAGGGTATATTAATATTGTTAGTGTGATGCAGAAGTTCTTTGACCAAGCGATCAGTGGTAACTGGTCATATAATCCAGAGAACTACCCAGATAATGAGGTACCTGTCAGTGTGTTAGCACAAGATCTCCTCACCACCTACAAGTATGGGTGGAAGACTTCCTACTATCATAATACCTATGATGCTAAGAAGGATGTAGATGAACCATCCCATCCAATAGGGTGGTATGATAATGTTGAAGATCAGAGAGTCGCTACTGAAGAGCGTCTCAAAGAACTACTACAAGAAATTGAAACTATTGAGGAGGACTGTGATGGATGTAAGGTCTAAGAAGATTGATGGGGTAACAGTTTTCAATAAAAACAAAACTGATACTCTTAAGCAACCAATGTTCTTTGGGAAACCTCTGGGAGTCCAGAGGTATGACGGTGCTAAGTATCCTGTCTTTGATAAACTTACAACACAACAGTTAGGTTATTTCTGGAGACCAGAAGAGGTCTCACTCCAGAAAGATCGTGCAGATTTTACGCAATTAAATGAGACCCAGAAGCATATTTTCACTAGTAATTTAAAGTACCAGATCTTACTTGATTCAGTACAAGGTAGGGGACCTGGACTTGCTTTCATTCCATACTGTAGTTTACCTGAACTAGAGTCAGCAATGATAGCGTGGGAATTTATGGAGATGATCCATAGTAAATCTTACACATACATTATCAAGAATGTATATTCAGATCCATCTGATATTTTTGATACAATACTAGACGACGAAAAGATTATTGCACGTGCAGAGTCAGTTACTAAAGCATACGATGAGTTCATTAACCAAGCACATTCTTGGGACACTGGTTGTATGTGGACTGAAAGTAGTCGTGGATCACCCACATCTAAATGGTGTGAAAAGGATTTAAAACGTTCACTTTATCGGGCAGTAATGAATGTTAACATCTTGGAAGGAATACGCTTTTATGTTAGCTTTGCTTGTAGTTTTGCTTTCGGTGAACTCAAACTTATGGAGGGGTCAGCAAAGATTATCTCCCTTATTTCAAGAGATGAAAGCCAACACTTGGTACTCACTCAGCAAATAATTAAGAAGTGGCAAGAGGGTGATGACCCTACGATGCTAGAGATCATTGAGGAAGAACACGATAACGTCGTTGAAATGTTTAAGAATTGTGTCGAAGAAGAGAAGGATTGGGCTGAATATCTGTTTAAAGATGGTAGTATGATAGGGTTGAATGCAAAGTTACTCGGACAGTATGTTGAATGGATTGGTAACCGCCGTATGAAAGCGGTGGGAATCGATCCTATCTATGACGTACCGTTGAGAAACAATCCCCTACCTTGGACCGAGCATTGGTTGAACTCAAAAGGTCAACAGAATGCTCCACAGGAAACCGAAATTGAATCCTACGTAGTGGGAGCTATTAAACAAGATGTCACAGCGAAAACCTTTTCGGGGTTCAAGCTATGATCCTTGGTCTATCAAAGCACATCTTAGATTCCTTCGGGAAGTTAAAAATGATCTACGGTACCGACCAAGAAAGATCAGGAAAACTAATAAGTTTAGAAACCCTGACAAGTCTAAATAATTATGTAGCAACTGTTACATAAACGTTCATCCTGATACATTCAGGACGCAAGTAAGCCGACACGGAACGGTTTCGTTCATCCTTATGAACATACTCATTGCTAGTTTTGGTACTCTAGTTCTAACCTGTCAAGGAGCAGACCATCTCATTGAGAATGCTGTTACTAACAGTTATCTTTCTACGGAAGATAAAGCAGAACTAACAGAAGTTATCAAAGCAAACTCTGAACAAGGTTGTTTTGAGGACGCAAATGCCGACTGAAGGAACGGTCTAATCAACCTAATCCTACAGGAGAAAGCCAATGGCACAAGTAACTTATAGAGGTGTTAAATATAACACCAATGACAAGTCCAAGAAGTCTTGTCAAGAAAACCCAACCACTCTCGTCTATCGAGGGATGGAACACGAAAAGAAAGTACCTGTATGTGCTTAAAATCGAATGAACGATTGACAATACCCCCGAAAGGGGGTATTTTATTATCTAAATAGCCTCACGTATATCGGAGTAATCAAATGAAAATTTTCTTAGATTGTTCTGATCCTGATCTGATCAAATCTGCTTATGATACTGGTCTTGTGGACGGTGTTACCACCAACCCCACATTGATGTTAAAAACAGGACAGAATCCCGTAGACGTAATATATAAAATCTCTGAGATCTTTTCTTGGACATCATCAGTATCTGCTGAGGTAGTGGGTGAGACATCTGAGGAAATGCTAGATGCTGCTGTAGAGTACTACAATCTAGCACCTAATGTTACCATCAAACTTCCCTGTACCATCCAAGGACTCCTTGCTTGTCAAGAATTATCCAGGATGGATATCAAAACTAATGTTACCCTAGTGTTTAGTCCAGCACAAGCAATCCTTGCTGCCAAAGCTGGTGCTACATTCATCTCTCCTTTCATAGGAAGATTGTATGATCAGTACACAGATGGTATAGGACTAGTTAAAGAAATCAAACAAATTTATTCTATGCACAATGTTGAAACTCAAATTCTCGCTGCTTCCATTCGATCTCCCATTGATGTCCCTCGTGCTTTTACAGCAGGTGCTGACGTATGCACTGTACCTATTGATATTTTCTTCAAACTCTACAGCCACATCTTAACTGACAAAGGATTGGAAATGTTCAACAGAGATTGGGCAGACTTACAGGATCAACTCTATGCAGAATAACAGTGAACCCAGGCTTAAGGTACTACTCCGTAAGCTTGATGACATAGTATACGAAATTAAATCCGAGGTGTATTCGGACCCTTCTAAATATTTGAAAGGTCCTAACGTACAGATCGGTGACGACAATGACGGAGAGTATTGATTATGAAAATCCCTGGTACTACAATGGTACAGCTTTCACTTCTGACGATATTGGCGACCAGTTCGGTTACGTCTACTGCATTACTAATATCGAATCGGGCAAG